TGGGTGGAGCGGACAATCCAAATGGTGAATTACCGTCTTATATCACTGGCGCTAACATACACGCTGTACAAATCCCACTGTGAAAATGTTGGAAAGTATCGGGGCATTGAAATCAGTGGGGTAGTGTCATCAGTCGAAATAAGCAAAGTGGAATCAAGGGCAACATTACTTACTCTTCTGGACCTTGTCTTACATGAGCACCGGAAGAAATTCGGCACTCCCTATAATCAGTTGAATGGGAAAAAGGCTCTGGTTCACCTTATTCTGATGAAGCATCACTGGATGCCAAAACAGATTAATGAGATGAAATTTGATGAACTTCTTCTTTCAATTCAGGATGAACTCACACTTGATAAAATAAGCGTAACCGCCCAGAAATTTTTAGATTATCGAGACTGGAGATCACAAATTCATCACTTTGATGATTTTGACGAAAATGAATGGGATCCTAATTTGTCTGCACAATATCTAAAGTAACATCCTGTGATAAAACCGTGATTTCCTGATCCAGTTTTTTTAAGGAGTCTATTGTTTCCTGTCGATAAGACAGCACTTCACGAAGCTGGTTTATAGCTGCCAGCTTCTTTGCCATCCACTCGTAAATTTCCTCATTTGTGTATCCGGGCGCGACGATTTTGGGTTCTGTTTTGTGCATTTCACACCTCCTCAAGTTATCAGTTACTTGTTGATGGGGACCAGATTGTTAAAGAGCTAAGCGTCCTGTAGGGCGCTTTTTTGTTGCTAACGAATCACCCTAGACTTCATATGCCCCAGGCGGCTACTTCGTGGGCGTCCTGCCTGTTCGTTTTTGACATTTACTGACTGCTTACGACACATGCACCGTGTTGCAACCAGATTTTGTTGTAATCCTGTAGTTGGTCTGGAACAAAAGATAAAATTAAATTGCGAGATATGCAAGTAATATTTGCGAGATATGTAACTTTATAGGTAATAAAAAGCCACCTTTCGGTGGCCGATGGATGGGATATTGAGGTTAATTATGTCTCTTAAGGGTTTGCGACTGACTGATTAAGACCTTTCCAAAGACCATGAATCGGTGTTCGTTTTCGCTAGTAATTCCCCATTCACGGTAAATCTGGTTATCAGAAATCACCAGCAGTTTGTCAGGAATCATTTGAAGTCTTTTAACGTATATTTTGTCATCAAAACCAAAGACATATATACCATCACCATCAAACTGATTGATGCTGACATCAACGAAGATGAGATCTCCTGGCTCAATGGTTGGACACATACTGTCCCCACGAACGTTGATAACTTTGATGTGATTGGCTGGTCGTCCGCCGAACATTGATACAGCATTATCAGTTCTGTATTCGATGGCATGAATCACATCAATGACATCACCGCCCTGGATAAGGCCATTTCCCGCACTGGCACTGATATCCAGCATTTCAATACGGAACACATCCTTCACCTGCGCAACATCCTCATTATTACTGTTTTTATATACAGTATTACTTTTGTGGGCAGAGGTAAAGAGATCAGCAATATCAACACCTAAGCTCTTGGCAATATTACTCAGTGTTTGTTCGGTAAATTGTTTTTGCTTACCCGTTTCTAAGCGCGAGATGTTCGCCGCATCTACTCCTATTGCTTCAGCGAGATCGGCGATTTTCATGTTCTTCGCTTGGCGAAGTTGTCTGACTCGGTTTCCTATGTTCATGCGTTTATTACATTTCTTTATTGCGTGATAAGCAAATCAACTTGCGCAAAATAATTGCGTGAAATAACATGCATAACGCGCAATATTTGGAGGACATATGCAATCACCATTACGAAATGTGCGTAAGGCGCATGGTTTCACTTTGCAGCATGTTGCTGCGGGTGTTCAAGTCAATCCAGCGACGTTGAGTCGTATTGAGAGGCTGGAGCAGATTCCATCTATCGAGCTTGCAGAACGTTTAGCCAATTTTTTTAAGGGTGAAGTCAGCGAAATGCAGATTCTTTATCCGGCACGTTTTCAATCTAGCCAAAACCAGAATGGGTTTAAACCACAGGAACAGGAGGTGAACCGTGGGTAAGCATCACTGGAAAGTAGAAAAACAGCCTGAGTGGTACGTGAAAGCTGTCAGAAAAACTATCGCAGCGTTGCCGGGGGGGTACGCTGAAGCTGCTGACTGGCTGGATGTAACAGAGAACGCATTATTTAACCGCCTTCGTGCCGATGGCGATCAGATTTTCCCGCTGGGATGGGCAATGATTTTGCAACGTGCTGGTGGAACTCACTTCATTGCTGACGCTGTGGCGCAGTCTGCAAATGGCGTCTTTGTGTCTCTTCCTGATGTCGAGGATGTGGACAACGCCGATATCAACCAACGCCTGCTGGAGGTCATTGAACAGATCGGCAGTTATTCAAAACAGATTCGTTCAGCAATTGAAGACGGTGTAGTGGAACCGCATGAGAAGACAGCAATTAACGACGAGCTGTACCTCTCAATTTCGAAGCTGCAGGAGCATGCAGCACTGGTCTACAAAATTTTTTGCATTTCAGAAAGTAATGACGCCCGCGAGTGTGCAGCTCCGGGCGCCGTGGCGTGTCGTGACTGTGGAGAAACTAACGCATGAATAGTTTAACAACACACTACCGTCGCTCGCAACTGATTGCGCTTCCTGTACCGGGTGGAAAAGCGAAGGTGGAGTATTGCTATGCAGTGAATGTACCAGGTGGCAGGGTAATTGTAACCCACAGCTTTGCAGAGTGGGCTGTGGGTGATTTTAACCGGCAAAAGGAGACAGTCCTTTGCGACAAGTTAACCGCTGGTTCAAAGATCACTACGGAGTACCCGTCAGAGTCATTCGTTGGGAGCCGGAAACACAACGGGTTATCTACCTCCGCGAAGGCTATGAGCATGAATGCTTCAGTCCGCTCGAACAGTTTCGTCGTAAATTCAGGGAAATAGAGGTCGGTCATGAGCACTAAATTAACCGGCTATGTATGGGATGGTTGCGCAGCGTCAGGCATGAAATTATCCAGCGTGGCAATTATGGCACGCCTGGCTGATTTCAGTAATGACGAAGGTGTGTGCTGGCCATCAATTGAAACCATTGCCCGCCAGATTGGCGCGGGGATGAGTACCGTCAGAACGGCTATCGCACGGCTGGAAGCAGAAGGCTGGTTAACGCGTAAGGCGCGTCGCCAGGGTAACCGCAATGCGTCGAATGTTTATCAGCTTAACGTTGCGAAGCTTCAGGCTGCGGCTTTTTCTCAACTGTCAGATTCTGACCCGTCAAAATCTGACGCATCAAAATCTGACCCGTCAAAATTTGATGCGTCGAAATCTGGCAAAAAAGCGGGTTTTCACCCGTCAGAATCTGGCGGGGATCCGTCAGTAAAATCAAAACATGATCCGTCAGATAAAAAAACTTCTCGTCCGGACGCTTCGCAACCGGACACGCAGAAGGCTGAACAGGATTTTTTAACTCGCCATCCTGATGCGGTTGTATTCAGCCCTAAAAAGCGCCAGTGGGGGACGCAGGATGATTTGACCTGCGCACAGTGGCTCTGGAAAAAAATCATCGCCCTGTACGAGCATGCCGCCGAATGTGACGGCGAGGTGGTTCGTCCCAAAGAACCGAACTGGACAGCCTGGGCAAACGAAATTCGCCTGATGTGTGTGCAGGATGGTCGTACTCATAAACAAATCTGCGAGATGTACAGCCGCGTCAGTCGCGATCCGTTCTGGTGCCGTAACGTGCTCAGCCCGTCGAAGCTGCGGGAAAAATGGGATGAGCTTTCCCTGCGCTTATCGCCGTCCGTCAGCACGTACACCGAAAAACGCGAGGACCCGTACTTCAAAGCCAGTTACGACAACGTGGACTACAGCCAGATCCCGGCAGGATTCAGGGGGTGAGCATGAGTCTTTTGAATGACGTTCAGAAATTCATTGAAGCCCATCCGGGCTGTACTTCCGGAGACATTGCGGATGCTTTTGCAGGTTACTCACGGCAGCGCGTTCTGCAGTCAGCAAGCAAGTTACGTCAGAGTGGGCGTGTGGCTCACCGTTGTGAAGGAGATACACGCAGACATTTCCCGCGCCTGACTGAGAGAGCGCAGGAGCCGGAACCACAACCAGTTCGTGAAACCAGACCTGTGCGCAATTTCTATGTCGGCACTAACGACCCGCGGGTGATTTTGTGCCTGACCCGCCAGGCGGAAGAACTGGAGTCCAGGGGCTTATACCGTCGTGCTGCAACGGTGTGGATGGCGGCATTCCGTGAAAGCCACTCCCAGCCAGAGCGAAACAATTTTCTTGCGCGTCGTGAGCGGTGTTTACGGAAAAGCAGCAAGCGCGCTGTACCGGGTGATGAGTGGTATCTGTCAGGGAATTACGTGGGGGCTTAATGAGTAATAAATATTGCCAGGCGCTGGTCGAACTGCGGAACAAACCAGCCCATGAACTGAAGGAAGTGGGCGATCAGTGGCGCACGCCGGATAACATTTTCTGGGGAATTAACACCCTGTTTGGCCCGTTTGTTCTGGATCTGTTCACTGACGGTGATAACGCCAAATGTGCTGCGTATTACACGGCGGAAGACAACGCGCTGGCGCATGACTGGTCAGAACGTCTTGCGGAGCTAAAAGGTGCTGCCTTTGGTACCGCACTTCGCGCGCTGCTGTTAAGCCGCAAGAATCCGTTTGGTGATATCAAATCGGATGGCACGGTGAAAACGGCTCTCGAAAATCTTGGTTTGGGAGAAGGTGCTCCAGCTATTGGTGTTCCGTTCTTCTGGCCGTCCGCCGCAATGCCAAATACTGTAATCGACAGTTGGTCCAGTATGGTGTTTTTGAAGTTCAACGGCGCGAAATTCTCTGCCACTGATTACCCTGTGCTGGCGAAAGTGTTTCCGGCGCTAGCATTACCTGACGCACGGGGTGATTTTATTCGTATCTGGGATGATGGGCGCGGGGTGGATAGAGGGCGAACCTTACTTTCTGCACAAGCAGATGACTTCAAAATGCATGAGCATAAATTTTTAGGGACAAGCGGAAATGGTAGCAATGTAGTGTTTGGTACAATATCGAATGCAGCTCCTTTATATACCAACGGAATCAGTCAGCCGATAGGGGGAGCTTTACCTGCATTCCAAAATCCTGGAGGCAACGAAACACGTCCCCGCAATATCACATTTAACTTTTTAGTAAGGGCTAAATAATGAAACCTGTTTTTGATGAAAATGGACTGGCAACGGAACCGGGTGAAATCCGCTGCTATTACTACGATATAGTAACTTTTGAATATATAGGATGGTCAGACGAATATATTAATATTGGCGTCAGTATGCCGGGTAATTCTACCGATATTGATCCGGGTAATGAACTAACAGGAAAGGTTGCTGTATTCGAAAATGGAGGATGGGTCTTGAAAGAAGACCATCGAGGTAAGACAGTTTATTCAACTACTGACGGTATGCCTCATACTATCGACTATATTGGTCCTATTAATAATGGCTATACCAATATTGCTCCTTCTGATCCGTTCCAGAAATGGGATGGGAAAAAGTGGGTATCAGACCCAAATGCTAAGTATGCAGCTGATGTTGAAGTGGCTGATAAGCAAAAAGCTATTCTATTGGTAAAAGCTAAGGAAAAGATCAGTTTCTGGACAACTGAACTGCAATTGGGAATCATTAGCGACGAAGATAAGACGAGTCTGATTGCGTGGATTTGGTACATTAAAGCACTTCAGGAGGTCGATACATCGAAAGCACCTGACATCACTTGGCCAGCAAAACCAGCATAAAGATGAATGCCGCTATCCGAGAATGAAGAAACAGGTCGCGGTCAGCTGAAGTCCGTTCGATGGTGTGAGTATTGAATGGTTGCCAGTTGGCAGTGTGTTTACATGGTGTTTACTGAACAAAATAACAGTCGCTTTTTCCCAAGTTTCCAGCATAAGTCTCCCCCCTTGTTTACACTCTTGAGAAATCTACGCCAAGGACATACTATATCTAAAATTGATAATGTCTGAGGGTGTT